ATCAGGTTCTATAGGTACGAGTGGATATTTCGTCGCACATAGTGGTACTTGGCAAGCTTCAGATTCGAGAATAAAAACAAATATAAATGATGTTACCGACGCATCCGCTTTAGAAAAATTACGACTCTTAGAACCAAAAACGTATAAATATATAAATACTAAAGAACAAGGTAATGCTACGGTTTATGGATTCATCGCACAGGAAGTTTCTAATGTGTTTCCCGAAGCAGTTATGGATTCTGTAAATACAGTTCCAAATATATACGAACTCTCGAACGTTTCCGATTCGAATGTTATAACGTTTACGAACTTCAACACGTCCGATCTATTAACATCTAACGTAACATCTACAATACAGGTTAAAAGTGTATACGATAAAATAGAAAGACTTACATTAGACACTGTTATAGATTCAAAATCAATTCGCGTTAAGGAAGATTTAACAAATATTATTGGTTCGGTAGATGATACCGGAAATGTCGTTTCGGGTAATCAGGTTTTTGTTATGGGACAGGAAGTTGATAATTTTAATATACTAAAGAAAGAATATATATTTACTATAGCCACTGCGGCTTTACAGGAAGTAGATAGACAATTACAAGCTGAAAAGACGAAAGTTTCGACTTTAGAAACACAGGTCGCCAATCTATTAGCGCGTGTTACCGCACTCGAAAATGCGTAATTGATTAAAATATAAAGGTTAAAAAAACAAAATCACATTTACCATGCTGGAACAAACAGGATGGTAGATGGTTTACTATTCACTTTTTAGATGGGAGTGAATCCATAACCGCTAGGGCAATAACGCCCGCAATAAAAAACATTACAACGTAATTACATTCGGTATCGTCATCAGCCAAAATGTTACGTTTTTTACGTTTCACCGCTTGGGGTTTGGCGACCACCTCCTGACGTTGGGGTCTTTCAATAGGATCTTCGTCTAAAGGACAATACCCTATCATTTATACTATCATTTATAAATTAATTTCGACCGACTTTTTCTTTTTTCCACCACCTCTTTTTGATTTGGTCTGGGTAACCTTAACTTCACGAACTTCATTATCACCATCATCCTTTTCATTCTTAGAATTTTCTATATCGGCCTCGGCAATATCCGAAATATCATCGTCCATATCATCGTCACCTGGTGCGTTAATGTTTGCTGGTATGCTGGTCGTACTCATTGGTGGTGTTGGTGGCATCATGATATTACCCATGAGACTCGAAATGTCTAGGCCCGGGCCCTGCATTTCGCGTCGCCCGTTTGCGTCCGTCGTATCACCCGATTGTTGTTGTGATTTAGGAACCGTGTTTTGAACCGCAGACATCATATTTTGTACGAGTTCGGGGTTTTGTTTAATCACATCGTTCATATTAGGCATGACTGATTTAAACATGCTATTTGTTAAGTGGAACATCATAGCCGAACCACCAAGCATCATTATGAGTTTAATTTCTGGAGCGACAGACATTTTAGATCTATACTTAACGTACAACTCTTCAAAAACTTCATCGTAATCCTCGACATTTTCCATGACGTTTTCTGACCAACCATCGAGTTGAATTTCAAACGGGTTATACTTTTTGTTCATAAACTCGAGTCCTGTAGTACATGCAATAAGCATGCGTCTCGAGAATTTTACGGATTTATCGACATCTATGCTATACGTGATTCGTTTCACCTCTGTCCTGAGTTCATCTATAGGTGAGTATGCGTTCAAACGTTTATTTACGGTAAACCCTTTCTTTTCTAAACGACCAATCTTATTAACAAGGTCTGCTTTTTCTTCATCTATTGTTTTGTACCCTGGTGATGGTTTTTCTTCTTCTGTGTAAATACCTCCCATACCACCACCACCGCCGTAATCATACCCGTTACCTGGTTCGTCATCATCGTATTCCCCGTAATCAAGGGGTTCCTCTGGTGGAGGAGCAGATTGGTGGTTTTGTTTATTGGGGTTAGCAAAAGAATCAATGTCTTCCTGAAAAGTTTGTGTTTGTGGTGGTGTAAATTGTGTTTTCATAGGTCTAGGCATTTGTTTTTTCACAGGCTGGGGTCTTGGTATATCAATCTCAATCTCGTTCATTAGTGCCTGTTCATTATCATCCAATTTCATAACATGTGTACTAGAACGATTAAGTATAATCTCACCGTCCATTAATCTTTATATTGAAACTATTATAATTTCTTTAACGCACTTTATAAAAAAAATGTATGTTCAATACAAATGAAACTTAACGCTACAAATAAAAGTACCCTAAAATCTATCGCGATTGTATTCGCCATAATCTGTGTTCTTCAATTCTTGAGAACCAGTTACTACAGCCCAGTCGATATCGAAACGACCAATGAAGAATCGCTCTTTAATCTCGAGTCTAAGGAAGAGTGTCTCGGTGAATATTACTCCGACAGTAGAGGTGGTGTTTGTGGTGGCCAAAAATTGGTCGTCGCGCAATCGAGTTATAAGATGAAGTAAAATCTCCAGTATATATAAATGGCGTTAGTGACCAGTCAGTCAACTTTACCCGATTTCGAATATGAACATCACACTGTTATACTTGATAATCTACATCTAAACATGAATGATACAGATTTTACACTTCATTTACCAACACCACTCGAAAATATTGTCCAAGTACAACTACTCACTGCGAGTATTAACGTGACCGATAATGCTACTAGATGTATACACATTGGCATAGAGGAACTTAAAACTCATTTTACACAACGGGGTAAAAAAGACCTCGACGGTCCCGATAACCACTTAAATGGTATTTTTGGAACGATTATATGTGAACACGAAAAGCATGGTGCCACCTCTGGACAGACAGCCGTTTTCTTCAGAAACGAATACCCAATTATTCAACAATATTATAACCCAATTCGAAAACTCGATAGAGTAACTTTTAACTTAGACGACCAAGCGGGTGATACGCTTTTGTGTGGAGATGCCATTTTCGTTTTTAAATTCGTTTGCAAAAAAAAGAACTTGTCCTACTAATTATTTCAGGGCGTCACGTACCTATAATTTTAACCTCTTATTAATATAAATGTCTTCCGGTATTGTTCAACTCATTGCCATTGGTGCTCAAGACGAATATATAATGGGTAACCCGGAAATATCATTCTTTAACTCAACTTTTAAAAGACATTCTAATTTTTCACAATCCGTCGAAAAGCAAACGATACAGGGAGCTGTGAAAAACAATTCAATGTCATCCATAAAATTCCCACGTTCAGGTGATTTGTTAGGATATACATATTTTACTATAGACGATAACACAAAAGCACTCGATTACCAAGATTGGAGTGAACTCATAGATAAGGTCGAATTACTTATCGGTGGTCAAGTCGTGGATACACAAGATGCAGTATTTACGGAAAAAATAGCCATAGATACATTCGCAACAAACGTTTCTAAAAGTTCTAATGGAACACACCCGGGTGTGAGTGCACGTTCATACTTTTACCCGTTAAGGTTTTTCTTTTGTGAAGGTCCCCAGTGTGCTTTACCAATAGTTGCTTTACAGTATCATGAAGTTGAGTTGCGTATTCACTGGGGATCACAAGCAGGGGCGTATAACTTCGAGTGTTATTCGAATTACTATTACCTCGATAACGAGGAACGTGGGAATATTGTTTCTCGAAACCATGATATTCTCATCACACAAGTTCAAAAAAGTATACCGTCCCAGGAACTTACACAAGAACTTACGTTTAATCACCCAGTCAAATACCTCGCGTGTTCAGATACATCAGTTAACGGTGCATTGACATCCGCCGATAATAAGGTTAAAATTGAAATTAATGGTCTCGATATCGGTAATTTTAGATGGGGGAAACCACACTTTATGGAGGTACAAAACTATTACCACACACAATTCGTAACGTCACCCGATTTCTTTTTGTGTTCTTTTTGTTTATCAACAAGTTCTCTCCAGCCTACAGGAACACTTAATTTTAGTCGTTTAGATTCAGCAAAGATACATAGTCAAACCCGAAATATATCCGATCCTATATATGCAGTTAATTATAACATTCTCAGAATTGAAAATGGTTTAGCCGGTCTCATCTATGCAAATTAAAATACATACTTATATTAATATGGTTAAAAACATACCTACCATCGAACGGTCTACCAAAATCCGGTTTGGTAAACACGTTTCTGAGAATCAGGCTGAAAACACAATTGTTTTTAATGCGTCAGATACTGCAATTGATGTCACGAATGCGAATTCTATTTATATGGCGCCACTCCGTGTTGCTGAATTAGCAGGTTCTAATCTTGTAGGTTACTCGTCGGTCACAAAGGAAATTGTTGATTCGAGTGTTCCTACA